AAAGATCCAGCATTGATAAGCATAATTAATGTTCTTTTATCTCTTCAATTCTTTTAATACCAAATTTATCTATATAAACTTTAGCTTTTACTGTAGAGCATTTAACGTGCATATTATTACTACCGCCACTTCGTTCAATTTTTCTTTTAGTTTCTAAACATTCAGATAAAGAGTCTTTTGGAGAATGTTCAATCATTTTCTCCCCAATAAACATACAAAGAGCAACAACCATTTCTATCATTAATGTTTTCCATTACCATTTGAAAATTTAATATCTCTTGTAGCATCTTTTAATCTTTCAACATCTTTTTTTAATTTTTCTATTTCTTTTTCATGTTGCTCTAACATTACATTGGTATGTAAATTTTCCTCTAATATCTTTTGTATTTTTTCAATTTGTTTTGCTTGAAATTCTATTAACATAAATTGTTCTTGATCAATGGGTTTTTGTACACTTGCTTCTAACAAATCATTTTCAAATAATTGATTCTTAGTTTCTAATTTATTTAAACGTTCAATAACACCAAATGCAAACCAAGCACCTACAACTATAGCCCCAATTAGGCCAATTAAATTCCTTAGTGGTAAGCCCACATTTGTATTATCGCTTATTTTCATAAGCCTCTTCTATAATTTATTTTTTATAGGATCAACTACCAATTACCATTGGATTTTGTAACTTTATGAGCCAATACTTTTCCTTTATTAGGTCCATGTTTTACAACGTATCCAGACGTACCATTAGCATTGATATCAACTTCACTTCTAGCACTAAATAAAGCTTTTGCTTTAGAAACTAGATTTTGTTGTTTGTTTCTATTTTTAAACAAATGTGTAAATCTATCAATCATTAATCCTCCTTGATTAGGTGAACCTAATATTATAACAGAAATTTTATTTTTTAGTAGTGTTATTTGGTTCTATCTCATAGAACATTTTGTCAGAATCTTCTGTAATCCAATCCGAGCCTTCGACATCCCAGACTGTATTTTGTACTTTATAGTCAGGCCAATCGTTATCAGTAGTGTAGTTATTAACATGCCACAAAATGCGATTATTAGGCTGAGCTGCAAAATTACCGTTATCGAGAGCCAAAATATGTGCACACTTATGTTCTTGAGGTATTTGAGAATGCTCCACATCAAGAATATTAGGTTCAGGATGGGCCCAATCAACAGTGAATAGATAATTTCCTGGATAAAAGTTTTTATCCTTTCCACGAAACTTACCATCTACACCAGCCAAAAAATCAAACACATGAACAGAAGGCCAATAGCTAAAACAGTTCCACAGCTGTAACTCGTCCGGGCGCATATCGGGCACTTGATCTCTAGAAAAATGTTTTTGGAAAAACGCTGAGATAGGCAGACGATAATATACCGCGCCATTCGGTAATAAGATATGAAAGAGGAGCGCACGGCCAGAGATGCTTGCAATGCCGAAAATAACACAGTCTCTTTCACCTCGTTTCTTTTCGTCCATATCGTAGAGATACTCTGTACGAATTTTACAATATATTGGTGGTATATTCGCGTTAAGGTAGGCCATACTTTAATCCTAGGGTTATCCATAAATATCTCCCCAATTCTCACCTGATTCATAATCAACTTTATTTGGGACATCTAGTGTAACAGCATTTTCCATGATTTCAATAATTTTATCTGCATGTTCTTGTGACTCTACAGATAAATCGAGTTCATCATGAATTTGAATATGTGCTACAATACCTTCTTTGTATAAATCAATCATAGCTTTTTTAGTCATATCAGCTGCACTACCTTGAATCAATTTATTTAAAGCTTTGTAAGTATAAGCTCTCTTGATCCCCGGTCCGTGTTCCTGGAGTGCTTGTTCTTGAGGCAAGGCTTTGTGCATACCAAACATATTCGGTTCCCATAAATGAAACCTACATAATCGTCCAAGTAAAGTTCTAATCTTACCTCGTTTCTGCGCTCGATTCGATGCAGCATTCATTAAGTTTTTAACAAAAGGTACTCTTTCATGATACTGTTCAAATAATTCTGCAGCTTTTTCTTTTGTTACACCCAGTTCAGCTTGTAATTTAGTTTTACCCATACCATAGAATAATCCTAAGTTAATGGTTTTAGCTTGAGACCTTGGTATATCCGCCATATCTGCTACTAATTGGTGAAAGTCTGTATTTGTATTTTCATTATAAGCATCAACAACACTATAAACAGATGGAAATTTTTCTAGTGATGCATAATGTACAACCAATCTTGGTTCTTGTTGTGAGTAGTCAAAACATCCCCAGGTACATCCTTCTTCAGGTAAAAACAAAGATCGTATCATAGGTCCAAGATCCTTGTTCCGTGCTGGAAGTTGCTGTAAATTTGGATTGTTATAACTAAATCGTCCAGTCACAGTTCCACCAGCATCAGAACGGATCTGATTTATTTCAGCATGAATTCGTCCTTTATGTTCAAATCTTAAAATCGTATCAATAAAAGTTGTATGTGCCTTGTTAATTTCTCTAGCTTGTGCTATTTTCTGTACTAAAGGATGTTGATGTTCAGAAAGAAAATTTTTAGTAAATGATGGTGCGTCTGATTTTTCAGTTCTTGAATATTCTAAACCAAGTTTGTCAAAAACTTTTGCAATACTTCTTGCCGCCCAAATCTGAGGATCAATACCTGTCTGATTTTTTACTTCTAACAATAAGCTTTCTTCTTTGCTTTGTAATTCTTTTTTTAATGATAGAGCCCGTTCTGCATTTACTCTTACTCCTTTAAATCTCATATCGACTAGACATGGAAATAAATCTGTTTCTAAATTAAAAATAGATTCTATGTCCTGGTGCATAATTTCTTTTTTAAACATTTGCCATAACTCTAATGTCAGTTCAGCATCTTTCTCTGCATAAGATCCAACATGTAATGCAGGGAGCTGCCACATATCTGCTTTTGGATCTAAACCTTTTTCTTTTGCAGCTTCATTTAATGCAGCTTCGTTTTTACCATGACCTAAATAATCCCAAGACAAAGAATTTAATGTGTATGAAAATCTATTCTCATCAATTAAACTTGCTGCAATCATCGTATCTACGATTAAACCATTGATTTTTATACCTAAATTTCGTATCCAACATACGTCATACATGGCATTATGAAAGATTTTTATAGCTGGACTCGCCATGGTATCTCTAAACCATTCTAAAGTTTTTGCTCTATCCATGTTGGGCCCTGATCCGTGAGCAATGGGAAAATAAAATTTTCGTCCCGGCACAGCAACCGCAATACCGACAACTTCACCATTACCTATAACTGAACCTGAACCTAATTTTCTTAAGTCAGGATCTCTAGTTTCTAAGTCAACCGCAATCTCGTCATACGATCTTAAATCTGGATATTCTTCGGGTTCAACCCATTCGGTTTGTGCTACAAATAAAGGTACTCTCATTATTTCTTTTTCTCCTCTTCTTCTTTTTCTTTTTCTTCTGGTTTCTTTTTTCCAAAGATTTCTTCTAAACGTTTTTTATATAAGTCACTAGGTAGTCGACTACGACCATCCCATTGTCTACCTTTTTCTCTTCCCATTATTTTCTACTTTCATTTGTTCAATTTCTAATTCACAATAATGAATTATTTTTTTAAGATCTTCAATTCCATTCTTATCTTTATAACGACAAACATATTTAATAACATTTCCTTGAAAGAAACTCAAGTCGTTAGTCCTTGTAAAAGTATAAGGTTGAATTTTAAAATTTTTATAGTGACTTCCTCCAACTTGTTTGTCTCTTGGAAATGCACTTTCAAATAGATTTTTATCTGTCATAGTTTGCTCCTTTATAGTTATGTGGTAGTTGTTGATTTAACAGGGTTGATGAATATATTTGGGACTCGAAGGCCCCGAACCAACGTCGCTCGTTAGAGCATGAAGCTACCACTCTCCACTGAGACATTCCCTCTATCCCGACCGGTTTAAAATCACAAAGAATAGCCATAACGCTCCTTCTTTGGTTTTAATAAGTACAAACTATTTTTAGTTCTAGTAATACCAACATACCAAACTCGATGTTCTTCATCTGCTTTTTTAATATTACTTTCAACTGAATCTCTTATTTTTTTAGCATTGTCTAAAACAACAATAACATTTTCACACTCTCCACCTTTAGCTGCGTGAATAGTAGATACTTCTATTCTTGGGTCTTGATTTAATTTCTCTCCATTACCCAACATAGTTCTTATATAATAACATTCGTCCTGGTCTGCTTTTGTAAATACATTGTACCAAAGATCATCTTTTTGATATCCAAAGTCTTTAAGTTTATATAAAGCCTGTGTTTCTCTAAAATTAGGATGCATAGAAACATATTCTGATAATTCTTTTGCATCTGCTGAAGATAAAGCACTACCTTTACAAAGATAACCAAAGTTTAAAATAGCCTTATAAAGCCTAGTATTATAACTCTTTCCAAATCTACTTTTATAATATAAATTATTCTGTCTTAATTGTTTTGATATTTCATCAGATCTATAAGTTGTTCTAGTTAAAATTAACCAATTACCCTTTGTTAAATCAATATGATCCATATTGTATATATGTTGAACTGAACCTTGTATTCCTTTTTTAGGAAAATAATCTTTTTGTTTTCTAACGGTTATTCTTTCTAAGATAATATTTGTAAGCTCTTGAACTGCTGGTGGTATACGATTTGAATAATTTAATATTACTTCTTCTGCAGGTTCATTTAAAAATCTTTCAACATCTGCACCAGCCCAGGCAAAAATAGCTTGGTCATCATCACCAGCTAAATAAATATCTTTTGATTTTTCTTTTAATACATCAAACATTCTCCATTGTATTGGAGATAAATCTTGAGCTTCATCTATAAAAATAACATCAAACTCTTTACATTTTTCTTTTTCATCTACAAATTTTGTAATCATATCATTGAAGTCATACAGATTATCACCTTTGAAATGATTATAATTTAAATAAACATGACCTAATGTTTCATAGTCTAAGTCATCACTATATTCATTTGTATTAAATTCTTCTTCTGGAGAAATATTTTTTACTCTAGCTTTATTAATAAGTTTAAAATACTCACTATTAAAATTTAAATAACCAGACTCATCACCTGAATCTGTAACTCTTAAATTTAATTCTTTACCGATTTGCTCATAATGTACTGGCTGCATAACATTCTCTTCACTCATACCTAAAGTATGAAATGCAAATGAATGTAAGGTTTGAAAATATGGTAAATCTTTTTTATCTAAGTCAGGATTCTTTTCTAACATTCTTTCTTTAGCTTCATTAGCTGCTTTTCTGGTAAATGCAAAATAACCAATTTTATTTAATGGTGTACCTTTTTTAATATATTCATCTACATAATTTAATAAGGTAGTTGTTTTACCTGTACCTGGAGGACCAAAAATCTTTTTAATCATTAAAAATTTTCTCCTCTAGTATTATTAATTACTCTTTCTTGTGGTTTCTCTCCATCAGATAATAATTCTGGAAACTTATCTAAAGATATCTTAACAACATTTATGGGTTTAAAATATTCATCATTATTATCTTTACCTGGAAATCTTTTTTGATTATTAAAATCTGCTTCAAATAATTTTTTCATCATTTCTCCAGTCACCATTCTGTTTTCTTTCCATTCTTTATTTTTTAAAGTATTAAAAAAACTTGCATATACAAAGTATGCATGACTATCTTCAATTAATACTGCACCTGTTTTAAATGATGCATGAGTCTGTGCTTTAGGTCCATTTAAATAAGTTAATAAATATTCTTCTAATAATTCATCTGGAGTTGTGCCTTTTGGTGGAGGTGTTGTTAATTTAGGTGGAAATAAATTATCGAGTATATCTTGAAATTCATTCTGTTTTATTTTTGGTGGAACTTTATCTGCTGCCGCACCTATGATGGCTCTAATATTATCTAACTCAATAATTTGTTTTATATTTTTTGCTCTAACTTCTTTTGTAGTTTGTCCATCAGCTAACGTTACATTAAATGTATA